CTTAAGAGAGTGAGGGGAGGGGAGGGGGCTTTTTCGTGCGTTTTGCCCCCTAACCCCAAAACACCCTAGAGGGGGATTCAGGGGGCTAGGGGGCATCACGATTTACCACCTTTTCGCATCATCATGGCACTCGATTGGACGTCGTCGACCACCACCCAGCCGTGCTCAAGTGGGCTGATAATTTCGGCCAGGATGAGTGCGCCAATCAATTTGTCTGGGTATGCTGGGCTGAGATCGTTCTCGATGGTCCGAGGTTTTCGGCCATCGGCTGCCAGCTTGTCTTTGAGTGCCGACCTGCTGATGTAGGGTAAACCCTCTCGCTCTTCAGCGCCTGTGCCCCACCAGGCGCTCTCAAGTGTTTTGCGGTGGGTGTCGATCTTGCTGTCCTTTTTGGTGATTTGGACGGGTGCTGATGTCTCCACGATCACCGCGCTGGTGACCGGCTGGTTGTCCTCGTCGTACCAGCCGGGGATGGTGACCTGCTGCAGCTCGACGTGGACCGTCTGCGCCAGCTCAGCGTCTTTGGACTTGCGCTGCACGATCTGCATGGGCACGCCGTCCTTGCCTGGCACGATGCTGATCTCGATGTCCAGAGCGCCGCGCCAGGCGCTTGAGCCTCGCGCCCTGTGCTGGGCCTCGTCGGAGACGCCGGTGTGGTGCACCAGGATGACCGAGCACTTGAACTCCATCATCAGGGCATTGCAGGCGTCCAGCATGGTCTTGGCATCCTGAGCGCTGTTTTCGTCTCCGGCCAGGAATCGGTGCAGGGTGTCAACCACGATGACGGACGGGTTCTCTGGCAGCATCCTGACCTGCTCGACCACCTTCAGGTAGCCGGTCGGGGTGTTGAGGTCGCAGCCGTCTTTGGACAGCCACATGGCCAGATGTCCGGCTTGGTGGTGGTGCTTCCAGGCTGCGACGCGCCCACGCAGGCCGTGGTGGCCTTCACCGGCCAAGTACACCACCGTGCCTGGCCGAACCTTTTGGCCAGCCCATTCAGGCGCTTGTGAGGCGATCCTGAGGCACCAGTCGAGCACCACGAAGGTCTTGCCGCCGCCAGATGGGCCGTGGACCATGATGAGCGCCTGGGACTGCAGCCAGCGTTTGACCAGCCAAGAGATGGGTGAGGGCTGGGCCGAGAAGTCGTCAGCCGGGATCAGCCAGTCGTCGTGGCTGGGCATGAGCAGGCTGGCAAGGTCGTGCCCTGCCTGCACGTAGTCGTTTGCATCTCCCTCGATTGGCGGCATGACCATCCTGGCTCCAAATTTGGCCGAGGCCTGTTCTGCATACCGCTGCCCAACTCCTGACTTGTCGTTGTCGGCCACGATCACGATGTCCTGGCTGGCACCATGCATCTCGCGCAAGGTTCCAGTCACCGGCACCAAGTTGCTGGCGCTGTAAGCCACCACCACCGGCCTGCCGGTCGTCTCATGGATGGTGGCCGCTGTTGCGAAGCCCTCAGCCACGAACAGGGTGCCTGGCTCGTCCATCGTGCCGACCATCCAAAATTTGCCGCCAGTCTGGCCACCGGGGTGGTACAGCTTGCCGCCGTCGTGGTCGATGTACTGCAGCGTGGCCAGGGTGCCATCCTGGTCATACAGCGGCACCACCAGGCGACCGTCGCCGGTCACGCGCGCGCCGTGCACGCCAGTGCCCTTGCGTGCCAGATAGGGATGGTCTGGGCTGGCTCCTTGAGCGCCTGTCCAGATTTTCTCGACCGTCTCGCTGGCCACTTGGTGCTTGCGCTCCAGCTCAGCGTCGCGCAGCGCCTTGGCCTCTGCCATGCGTCTAGCATGGGCCATCTCTTCGAACTCGGTGGGCTTGCGTCCTACATCTGCACGCCATGTGACTTCGATGCCTGCTCGCCAACATCCAAACCGACCGGCTGGGATGCCATCACCGAACACCAAATACCAGCCTGGTTTGTCGATGCCTGGTGTGCCCTTGGTGCCTGACTTGAACCGGTGAATCTTGCCGTCCATCTCGATGTGATCTGGTGGCTCAAGCCCTGCTGCTTTGATTGCATCGATGAGCTGCTCTTCAGGCGGTGCAACTCTTTTTTCTGGTGGTGGCGACCAAGGACCGCCCAGGACGTTGGAGAGGTCAGCCATGCGTCACCTTGCGACTTTCCAAGTAGTTGGACAGCGCCAGCAGGACTTTGTGGGTTGGGTTTGCGTTTGGGTTGTCACGCACTTGGCGGATGGTGTTGTAGTGCACGCCAGTCGCCTCGGCCACCTTGATTGGCATTCGGTCGGAAAGCGCGTCTCGTATCTGTTCGAGGGTCATCATGAGTTTTTGCCTTTGTTGAAAATATTTATTGCGATGTGCGGATATTACACTAAAAAATGGTTTATAGTTGCATCACACCTCAAACGGATTCCCCGACGGAGGTGCAACCCAAATAGGAGAGCCACTCATGGCAATCAACGTGAAGTCCACCGGCAGCCTGGCTGCCAACGGTGTCAAAGTCCTGGTCTATGGCCAGGCCGGTGCGGGTAAAACCTCGCTGATCAAAAGCCTGCCCAGCCCCATCGTGCTGTCCGCTGAAGGTGGCCTGCTGTCCATTCAGGACGCAGACCTGCCCTTCATTGAGATCGCCTCGATGGACGATCTGCGGGAGGCTTACGAATGGCTGACCAGCTCGGACGATGCCAAGGCCTACCAGTCGGTGGCCCTGGACTCGATCAGCGAGATCGCTGAGGTCTGCCTCAACCACGAGAAAAAGGTCAACAAAGACCCACGCGCAGCTTACGGTGCGATGCAGGAGCAGATGGCCGACATCATTCGAGCTTTCCGCGATCTGCCTGGACGCCATGTCTACATGAGCGCCAAGCTGGAAAAGACGCAGGACGAGATGGGCCGTGTGCTCTATGCGCCCTCAATGCCTGGCAACAAGACCGGCCAGGCGCTGCCCTACTTCTTCGACGAGGTGCTGGCCCTGCGCGTGGAGAAGGATGGCGAGGGAGCCACGCAGCGCGCCCTGATGTGCGACAGCGATGGCCTCTGGTTGGCCAAGGACCGCAGCGGCAAGCTGGATGCTTGGGAGACGCCGGACCTCAGCGCCATCATCGCCAAGATTGGAGCACGAGCATGAGCGACCTTAAAACCCTGAGCGCCGACTGGCTGCGCCACAAGACCGACGAGGAGAAGGCAGTCACCGAGCGTCGCAAGATCGAGGACCAGATCGTCAAGATGCTGAAGCTGCCCGAGTCGTTTGAGACCACCGAGACCGCTGAGCCGCAAGGCTTTGTGGTCAAGATTGCTGGCCGTATCGACCGCAAAGTGGACAGCGACAAGCTGCAGGAGCTGGCCGCTGAGCATGGCCTGACCGAGCACCTGAGCCGCCTGTTTCGCTGGAAGCCTGAGATCAGCATGGCGCTGTGGAAGGCTGCAGACGAGAAGATCACCAAGCCGCTGGCCGGTGCTATCACGGCCAAGCCTGGCCGCCCATCTTTCAAAATCACCATCAAGGAGTAACTCATGGCTTTTCTCGGACAAACTTTCGACGCAAACGACCTGCCCCAGGGCAGCAGCATCAGCTCACCGGTTCCTGAAGGTGCTTACAACGCCACCATCACGCAGGCCGAGCTGAAACCCACCGCCGACGGCACTGGTCAGTACATCAAGATGCGCCTGGACATCACCGGTCCAACGCACCAGGGCCGGGTGGTGTTCTCAAACCTCAACATCAAGAACGCGAGCGCCAAGGCCGAAGAGATCGGACGCCAGCAGCTTGGCGACATCATGCGCGCCATTGGCTTGGCCAAGGTGACCGACACCGACCAGCTCATTGGCGGCAGCCTCAACATCAAGCTGTCCATCCGTGCATCGCGCCTGGACGAGAAGACTGGCAAGACGTACGAGGCCAGCAACGAGGTCAAGGCCTACCGCGCCATCAGCGGTGGTGCTGCGCCTGCCTTCAAAGCTGCAGCGCCTGCGGCTGCCGCCCAGACCGCTGAGGCCGCACCGGCCAAGCCTGCCAAGGCCTCGCCGCCTTGGGTCAAGAAGTAAGCAAAGAAAAGCCCCAGCCTCTTGCGGAGGTTGGGGCAAATGGCAACTACATGAAGGAGAACCCAGTGAAGATTCCCGAATCAGAGCATACCATTCAGGCCTTGATTGACAAGGCGCACGAGGCAAAGGCTGAGCAGCCCAGGGGGCACATGGGCTGCAGCCAGCTTGGCCATCCTTGCGACCGATGGCTGTGGCTGTCGTTTCGCTGGGCTGTGCAGCCCAAGTTCCCAGGCCGCATCCTGCGCCTTTTTCGCAGGGGCCAGATGGAGGAGGCGACCATCGTGTCTGACCTGCGCGCCATCGGCATGGACATTCGCGGCACCTCGGGCAAGCAGACCCGAGTCGATCTTGGCTGCCACGTGTCCGGCAGCTTGGACGCCATTGTCGAGTCTGGCGTGCCGGAGGCACCCAAGAAGCGCCACATCGCCGAGTTCAAGACGCACAGCAAGAAGTCGTTTGACGACCTGGACAAGCATGGGGTCGAGAAGTCCAAGCCCGAGCACTTCGTGCAGATGCAGCTCTACATGCACGGCACCGAGATCGACCGCGCCCTGTACTTGGCTGTCTGCAAGGACGACGACCGCATCTACACCGAGCGCGTGGCCTACGACAAGGCTGTGGCCATGAAGGCCATCGAGCGTGGCCACCGGCTGGCGCTGGACGATCACATGCCGCCACCGATCAGCACGGACCCGAGCTGGTACCAGTGCAAGTTTTGCGACGCCTACAAGTTTTGCCACGAGACCAAGACCACCGAGCATGTGAACTGCCGCACCTGCGCGCACAGCACGGCCACCAAGGCCAGCGAGTGGCACTGTGTGCGCTGGGATGCTGTGGTGCCGCTGGAGGCCCAGCACACCGGCTGCGAGGGCCATGTGCTGCACCCTGACCTGGTGCCCTGGCAGCGCCAAGACGGGCCGGACGATTTCACGGCTGTGTATGTGGTTAACGGTGTGACCGTGGCCAACGGAGACCCAGAGATTGAGGGTGTTTACAGCAGCAAGGAATTGCTGATCAATGCTGCTGCCTGCGCCAGTGGTGATTCGTTCATTGCCGAGATGCGCAGGGACTTCAACGGGAGGATTGTGGGATGACATTCAAGTGCCCTGACAAATACCGTGTGCAGTTGCCTGGATACCCTGCAGGCGACGAGCGCAATGGCTGCTTCATCATTCCGCTGAAGCACCAACAGAAACTGCGCATCATCGCCAGCGATGGCCTTGGCTGGGAGCACGTCAGCGTGAGCCGCCGCGACCGCTGTCCTACCTGGGACGAGATGTGCCAGATCAAGACGCTGTTCTGGGACGAGGATGACTGCGTGATCCAGTACCACCCACCACGCAGCGAATATGTCAACAACCACCCAAACTGCCTGCACCTATGGCGGCCGACTGGCGTGTCGCTGCCGATGCCGCCCAGCATCATGGTTGGCTTCAAGGACTGACGCCATGTTGAGAGAATACCAACAGCGCACCATCGACCAGCTCTATGCCTGGTTCGAGGCTGGCCACCACGGCAACCCATGTCTGGTGCTGCCGACCGGCTCGGGCAAGAGCCACATCGTCGCCGCCCTGTGCAAGGATGCCTTGCAGAACTGGCCGGAGACCGTGGTGCTCATGCTGACGCACGTCAAGGAGCTGATTGAGCAGAACGCCGAGAAGATGCGCCAGCACTGGCCTGGGGCACCGATGGGCATCTACAGCGCCAGCATCGGCCGCAAAGACCTGGGCGAGCCGATCACCTTCGCTGGCATCCAGTCCGTGCGGGGCAAGGCCAAGGGGCTGGGCCACATCGACCTGGTGATCATTGACGAGTGCCACCTGGTCAACCACAAGGATGAGGGTGGCTACCGCAAGCTGTTGGCCGAGCTGAAGGCCATCAACCCTGCGCTGCGGGTTGTGGGGCTGACGGCCACACCCTACCGCCTGGGCCACGGTCTGATCACTGACAAGCCTGCGCTGTTTGATGCCCTGATCGAGCCGGTGACCATCGAGGAGCTGATCTTCAAGAAGTATCTGGCCACGCTGCGCAGCAAGGTCACAAAGGCCAAGCTGGACACCACTGGCGTGCACAAGCGTGGCGGGGAGTTCATCGAGTCCGAGCTGCAGGCCGCTGTGGACACCAAGGACAACAACGAGCGCGTGGTGCGCGAGATCGTCGAGTTGGCAGGCGAGCGCAAGGCGTGGCTGGTGTTTTGCACGGGTGTCAAGCACGCCGAGCACATCGCCGTTGTCCTGCGCCAGCATGGCGTGGCTGCTGAGTGCGTGACGGGCGAGACGCCAAAAAAGGAGCGCGAGCGCATGCTGGCCGACTTTAAGGCCGGACGGCTGCAAGCCCTCACCAACGCCAACGTGCTGACCACCGGCTTCGATTACCCAGACATCGATTTGATCGCCATGCTGCGCCCCACCATGAGCGCGAGCCTGTACGTGCAGATGGCAGGCCGGGGCATGCGGGTGAAGTCGCACATCGATCACTGCCTGGTGTTGGACTTCGCCGGGGTGGTGGCCACCCACGGGCCGATCACCGCTGTGCAGCCGCCCAAGAAGGCCGGAGAGGGCAACGGTGAGGCACCGGTCAAGGTCTGCGACAACTGCGGGGAGCTGTGCGCCATCTCGGTGTCTGCATGCCCTGCCTGCGGCCATCCATTCCCCGAGCCGGAGCGCAAGAAGCTGGAGCTGCGCAACGACGACATCATGGGGCTGGAGGGCAGTGATCTGGACGTGACAGCCTGGTCCTGGCGCAAGCACGTCAGCAAGGCCAGTGGCAAGGAGATGATCGCCGTGACCTACTACGGTGGCCTGAGCGATCCGGCCATCACCGAATACCTGCCGATCTTGCACGAGGGGTATGCAGGGCAGATGGCCATGCAAAAGCTGGTCAACATGGCCGAGCGCAGCCAGATCGTACCTGGTGGCCTGAACGTCCAGTCGCTGGAGGAGATGGTGGCCAACATGAATCAAACGCAACCACCGGCCAGCATCGAGTTCAAGCGCGATGGCAAATTTTTTAGAGTGATGAAAAGGAGATGGGCATGAGAGGCCGCGCCCTGCCGCACTATGGCAAGCTGGGTGTGGCCAGCCTGTCTAGCGAGGTCAAGGCCATCTGGTACAGCCGGCACATCGAGCCAGAGCCGTGCGAGCCGATTGACTTCTGGTGGCCGACGCAGACCGATCCTGATCTGTGGATCAGGCAGGACTTTGCGCGTCGCCTGGTGGCCATCACGCCGTTGACCGAGCAGGAGGAGAAGGTGGTCATCTTGTGCGTGTTGGACAACTGCACGCTGCGCGAGGCAGGCGAGGTGATGGGCCGCACGCAGGAGCGTGTGCGCCAGATTCTGATGAAGGCGATGCGCAGGTTTCGCAAGCACCAGTCAGAACTGACTGGCGTGCCGATGTGGGAATTGGACGACAGGGTGATGCCCTGGTTTTGGTGGAAGCATGAACAGAGGAGAAAGACATGAGAGTTTTTATTGATGGGGAATGGAACAGCTACGGTGGCGAGTTGATTTCTCTGGCGCTGGTTGCCGAAGATGGCCGCATTTTTTATGAGGTGCTTGGATGTGAGAACCCAAATCCGTGGGTTGCTGAAAACGTCATGCCAAAGCTCAACAAAGACCCAATCCCTTTGGTGATCTTTCAACTGGAACTGGCGAAATACTTGATGCAATTTGAGTTCGACTCTGTGCACATCATTGCCGACTGGCCAGAGGACATCATGTGGTTCTGCAAAGTGCTGATCATTGGTCCAGGCACACGGCTGGACACGCCGCCATTGACGATGCAGATTCTGCGCGTCGACACAGTTTCCAAAAACCCACACAACGCGCTGGCAGATGCACAGGCACTGCGCGACTGGTATGTCAGCGTGGATATGAATGCAGTAAGGAGTGAATCATGAACAACCACACACCAGGGCCGTGGAAGGCCGTCTATGTGGGCTGCAGTGACTGGGACTTGAACGGCCCAGTCACAGAGCAAGACTGGAAGCTGGCTGCTGCTGCGCCCGAGTTGCTGGCTGCGCTGCAAGCAATCGTGAAGTCCCTGGTCGATCAAGACGACGAGGGGATGATTGAACACGCGCAGCAGATGATTGACGCCCGCGCCGCCATCGCAAAAGCAACAGGAGGCCAACCATGACCACCAGACCGAGCGAGCCGGAGTTTTTGATTCAGTGGCGTGAGTGGGACAAAGCTGGGCCACCCAAGTGCTGCCACACCTGCGAGCACTACGGGGTCGATGGCCTGTGCGTGGAGTTCTTCATGACGCCGCCCGAGGACTTTGCTGCCACGGTGGATGGCTGCGACAAATGGGAGCGCGAATGTCCGTTTTAGACCGCATCCCGACCGAGCATGAGGAGCAGCGCGAGCTGGTGCGCTGGTTTCGCCAGACTTGGCCAGGCGTGCGCATCTTTGCCATCCCCAACGGTGGCGCACGCAGTCCGGCCACTGCTGGCCGCTTAAAGGCCGAAGGCGTGAGCAGTGGCGTGCCTGACCTGTTTGTGCCTGCCTGGGGGCTGTGGGTGGAGATGAAGCGCATCAAAGGCGGCAGCCTGAGCGCCGAGCAAAAAGACTGGATTTTATATCTGGAAAGTGTGGGATTGTGTTGTATAGTGGGAAAAGGTGCGGAAGCTGCCAAGGGGCAAATCAGCGCCTTTTTTAATCAACGAAAGAACACACCATGAGCACTCGCATTTACGTTGTCACTGACATCGAGACCAGCCGCCACCGCCTGATTCGCGCAAGCAACCAGGCGCAAGCCATCCGGCACGCCGCCCAGACCCGCTTCGACATCGAGGTGGCTGGCCAGGAGGACTTGGTCAGCCTGCTGACCAATGGCATCCCCATCGAGCTGGCCGGTGCTGGTGCCACTGCCGATATGTTTGAGGACGCGATCACCAACGCCGGAGGCACCGACTGATGGCCACCGACAAGACCAAGGACCGCTGGATGACGATCCGCATCCCACCGGACGTGGAGTTGGCGCTGCGCCGCCAAGCCGAGGCCGACACGCGCACCCTGGCTGCCCAGGTGCTGCACTACATCAAGCAGGGGCTGGCCGACGAGGGCAAGAAAGTGGCTGCATGAAAAAGCAGATCAAGATCAGCATTGAGACCCTGATGCACAAGTGGCCAGTGTTCGCTGTTGGCTTTGCCAATGGCGAGTTCTTTTTGTCGCTGTGGCTGCTGGACGTGCGCATCTGGAGAGGGTACTGATGAAGTGCCCTGTCTGCGGCACCTGGACGCTGGTGAAGGAGACTCGCCAGCGTCCAGACAATGCCAAGTACCGACGCTATGAATGCGCCAACATGCACCGCTTCACGACGCTCGAAACGGTGGTCAAAATCATTGTTGCAAAAGAACCAAAAGATTAGGGTTTGTCCTTAGTTGCATGAATCGTGGGAAATCGTGGTAAGATGCAGTCATCGCAACCAACCAGCAAGGAGCTAACCGTGAGCAAACTGATCGAAACCTACCGCAAGTGCCCGACGCCTTCCAACAGGGCCAAGCTGCAGACTTATCTGCAAAAGCACATGATGGCTGCCTGCATGGCCACGCCTGAAGAGATCGCCTTCTTGAAGGCCAATGAGTTTAAAGTCTGAGGAGGCCACCATGATCAAACGCTACCAAGTCATCCTGGCCGTCATCGGCCTGATCGTTGCAATGGGCATCGTCGGCCAGTCCGACTTTGAGGAGGCCGAGCGCCAGCAGGCCGAATACTGCGACATGGTCAAGCTGTGGAAGCAGACCAAAGGCCAGTCAGGTTGGCCAGCCTACAACGGTGAGGGGATGTGCAGATGACCTGCAATCAGAACTGTCGCCAAGGCCGGGACTGCAACTGCGCAGGCTGGCACATTGTGCCACTGAACGATCTGCGCGAGCACGAGGCCAACGGCAGTTGCTTTTGCAAGCCAACACTGGACGATGGCGTGTGGCTGCATCACTCGATGGATGGCCGGGAAGCCTTCGAGACAGGCGAGCGCCAGCCGTCTTAGGCAAACGGCCTGGTGCCAGCCTTGTCGATGATTAGCGCCTGCTTGCGGGGGCTGACATCGACGCTGTTGGGCACGCTGATGTGCGTCCAACGATCAAACTCACGAATTACTTGGTCGTAGCCAATGCCGCTGGCCACGATCTTGCGCACCACTTCGTCAGGGGTCATGCCTGGCACCTTAAAGTCGGCAGCGCAGCCGAGCCGATGCTGACTGGTGTCTTTGCTGCCCACTGCATCATTGACCAGCTTTGTGCGCAGGCCAGACGAGATCATGATGGGCTTGCCGCCCAGCACCACTTTTACCTGCTCCAGAAAGTCAGCCAGGCGCGTCAGGTTGGCCAGCTCGGTGTCGTTGGGGCTGTTGTCCCAGCCGTTGCGCTCTGCTGTCTCTGAGGCTGTCAGCTCTTCAAGGGAAAAATGGGGTGTGAGGTTCATTTTGTCGTCTTGGAAAGAAGATCAGTTTTGGCCTGGGAGCCAGCAGAGCTGCCAAAATAATAAGCAATGATGCCAGTCCACGCCGTGCCCAAGCTGCCCAACATCATCAAGATGGCCGGGTTGCTGCTGTCGATCTGGTTGAAGAACATCATCACCATGATGCCAAAGAATCCGATGGTGACTGCACCAGCCAGGATGGGGGGCATCATCGAGCGAGTGGCTGCCTGCATATCTCTGGCGCTCTTGCGGTCTTCAACTTCCAGCTTTTCGAAGTTCAGGCCCAGCTCCTGCGCCTGTTTTTGCAGCTCAATCTCGGCCAGCTTGACCTGGGCAATTTGGTCGGCGGTCAGCTTGTTGTTGGCGATCAGATCACCCACCTTGGCCTCGTCCACGCCAATGGCTTTGGAGATGGCAGAGACCGCCATGCCTGCCAACGGGCCACCCATCGCAGTGGCGATGGTGGGTGCGATCTGTTTGAGCCAGTCCATGATTACCCTTTCAGGTCAAAACTTAGGTTGGGGTGGCGGGGATACTGCACCACTCGCTCACCCTCGGGGCATTTGTACTTGATCGTCGCCAGCAGGGTGGCTGCCCCAGGCGCAATCTTTTCTTTCCTCACCATCGTGAGCTGGTACGTGAAGGTGTCAATCTCTGGCCCTGCTGGGCCGCTGAACTTGCTTGCCGTGGTGGTTGCCTCATGCACCATGCCTGCTGCGTCTCTGATGCTTGGTGTGAAGCTCTCGACAGAACAGTCGTCGCGCTTTTTAATCCGCGCAACGGTGACGTTGATCGGCTTTCCGGCCTCGGCCACGATCTTGAAATGCTCTGGTGACCACTCAAGAATGGCCCTGTCAAACCAACCGAACTTGTCAGCCAGCGTGTAACTGCCGCCCAGTGCGGCAACACTGGCGGCAACCGCTCCGATGGCCTTGGTGAGGTCAATCATTAAACCCCCAGCATCTTTTTCAACATCTCCGCAGCAAAGCCTGGGCCGAGCAGCGTCACGGCAATGATCGCATAGAGGATGTACTCGATGCGGCTCATGCGCTTGCTGCCTGACTCAAACGACTTTTGGATGGCCTCGTACCTCAGTGCACAGATTTCCTCGTGCGTTTGAAGTCGTGCATCGGTTGCATCGACCTGATTCATTACATGCCCTCGCCCTGGACGATGTAAACCGTGGAGGCAGCAGAGGCCAGACCCGAGAAGAACACCTCGCGCCCAAAGCGCAAGACCTCGACAGCACCAGGCACCAGCACGATGGCTGCGGATGGCGTGCCAGCGACCGGGGCCACAGCGTTGGCCGTGGCAATCGCTGCCGTGGGGCCAACGCCCAGGAACACCGTGTTGGCGCTGCTGTTGATGATGCGGTACTGGCCGGTGCTCTGAGCATCAAAGCGTGCGTCAACGAGCGCCTGGACGCCTGTAGGAGCAACAGCCGCAGCAGGGATGACAACGGTATTGCCAAGTGGGGCAAATGCGATTTGACTGTTCTGTGCCATGTCAGACTCCTTGCGCAGCGATGGCTGCTTTGTAGGCGGCAATCACGCCAGCAGTGTGAGTGGCAGCACAGATAGCTTGCACACGTGCATCCTCGCCAGAATAGTCATCGCCGGGGGCAACGACATGGCGGTGGAAGGTGCCACTGATCTGTTTACCATCTTCCATGATTGCGGTCTTGGTGCGAACTTGGATTGAGCCGTTTTCAACAACTTCAATCAAATCAACCGAGATAACTTTTTCCAACATGATATTTCCTTGTTTCCAACCTGACCATCTAGTCAGGCATTAAGGTTTCCAGTTGTCCGAACTGGTACGGCTTAACAATCCTGTGCGCCAGCAAATTCTTCTAGCGTTTTAAGGTGTTCGTAGGCTTGGCGCATAGCATTTGCGCCATTTAAATCATACGCACAACCATATTCTTTATCCGAAAATGGCACTTCAGTATTTGAATCTTTATAAAATCTAACCTGAAAAGTCATTGATGTTTTGTTTGTAATCCTAATGCCCTCAACTCGAACATACGCATTCGAAGCCACAAAGCCTTGGGGGGTATCAAAAGTTTTTTGAAGTGCCATGATTTATCCTTTAAAAATTTACAAATTACCTTGAGATACCCATGTACCCGGAGTTCCACCAACAGTACAAACATATCCTTTTGGTAGCCCAACAGTAGGGACAGAAAAAACAGCCGTATCCCCAGCGTTCCAAGGCATAGTATTCCAAGGCGCGGCAAGTGATGGGTTGTTAGTTACTACGATAGTTCTTGCGGCTGGAACTAATGTTCCTGGTAATTGAAGGCTTGTACCTACAGCGCTAAAGTATTTATCATAGGCTATTGCAGTAAATAGCCCAGATGTAACACCAGGAGTAAATACAATTTGATTCGCAGAAGGCATTCCATAGGCATTAAAGAAATATCCATACTTAGCGGCAGATGCGCCACGGGTGTCTTCTATGATGTTGCCAGTAAACTCCAAGTATCCTTGAGCGCCAGTTCCTACTTGAGAAAATACAACTGTGTCTGCAATTGTTGGGTTGTTGGTAGACGCACAATTGAATGCAAAATTGTTTCTTACATAAGTTTGATCTGGCGATTGAATTTGTATAGCTTCACTGATAGTCCGGTAGATTCTATTATTTTCAATCGTGCAGTTTGCGCCTGCATTTATGCCATGTAGTTTGGAATCAACAATTCGATTATTGCGTATGGTGGTTGTAAATTGCCTTGTTGCGCCAGCTGCATCAGTGTGCAAAACCCCATACACAGAACTTACGATGTAATTTCCATCAACCAAAGCAGTTGCTTCGGTGTTTGAACTGTTCAGGGCCGCAACACCAATGCCAAGACCGCCAGTTGTAATTGAAATATCTCGTGCAATGATTGTATTGTTTGTTGCCGCTGAACCCTTGCTGTTCAGCTTAATACCAAATGTATCTCCACCACCTGGTCCAGGAATAAGAATTACCGCTGGATTTCCAATCTGCTCAAGGTAATTATTATCAAACAAAATACGTTGTGACGAACGATTTTCTGCACCAAAATAACCAGAAGGAGAACGAGATTCGCTTTTCATTCCAAATGGAAATCCGTAGACGTAATTGTTTTGAACCAATCCAGTATTTACTGCTGCACTCATGTCAACAGCCATATTGTCAATGTCTGTAGATAGCGCCAGCGGATTGATAAATCTATTATTTTGGATAACTACGTTTTTGTAATACCCAATTCCAATTGGGTGATCTGACCTGATGTTGTATGTGCGGCAGTCATGAATATAAAGACCTTCGCCAGCTGGAGGCCCAGGAAAAATCGTTTCGTCTCTAAGGGCGTAACTAACAAAAGCAACTTGGTCATGTGCATAAATGTAGGAGAACTCAAGGTTTTTATTTGGCAGCAAATTAATTGCTTTATTGTTTACATCAATAGTTGCCAATAAGAATCCACGAGAACGGTTTGCATTGTTGCTAAAAGCAATGCCGGTGCTGTCCATTTCAAAATTTGTAAACGTAACGTCTTCACATTGCTGCACCCGGAAAAAACCATACTCGGCTGGTCCAGTTCCGCTGGTGTTTTTTGTAAATTTTGTGTTTTTTGTTCCACGAACAACACAGTTTTTTAGCCCATCAATAATGATGGCGCAGGTGTAGTCTAAATCTGTTCGATTGCAAGATATTAAATAAGTACCCGATGGGAAAAATATCTCCTTAGCTCCGCTTGATATTGCTGCATCAAACAACGCTTGAATTGCCGCTGTATCGGATGTTACGCCATCTCCAACAGCACCAAAATCTTTAGCGTTGACGCCAACTCCATCAATCATGGAGTATGTAACTTTTGTCAATGACATAAAAATTCCTTAAGACGCCAAATACGTTGCAGAAAAATAGAATGCACTTGAAGAAGCAACCCATCCTTTTGTCAAATACATATCAGTATTTGTATGAACGAGCATACTTCCTTGATCTGCAACAGAAGACCCATTTACCCATTCTCCAGCGCCCAATGATGTTGGAACAAAGGGCAAGCCGCTAAGGTAAGAGCCAATGCCTGAAGTTGCCGCAATTGTTGCTCCACCAGCACAAACAATTTGCGCTTGAACTGTTACAGTATTTCCAACTTTGGTGTACCGGCCAGAACTTGTAATTGAACCAGCACCAAGCACTTCAACAAAACCAGTTCGTGTTGGTGTCCAAGTACCTTCTTCATAGTCAGCCAACAACTCGCTTGTTCCTGTACCTGGTGTGGCTGAAAAGTCGATGCCTTGACCGCTGGCAACAATCAAGTTGCCTGTGGACAGCGTGACGTTGCCCGACAGCGTAGGCGCGGCAGAAAGCACCGTGTTGCCTGTGCCTGTGCTGGTGGTCACGCCCGTGCCGCCATTGACCACGGGCAAGACGCCTGTGATCTGGCTGACGTTGACGATGCTTGATGTTGCTTTTAACATGGCGAGTCCTTAACCTGAAACAAATTCAATGATAGATGTGAACGGTGGCGCTTGGCTAAAAGTGACCGTGTTGGGTGTCAGCGTGTACGTGTTCTGATTCTGATACACACCGTTGATGTAAATCGCTGTAGGTGTAGATGAGACATTAAAGATGGTCTGCGTTCCAGTGCCTGTAGCGTTTTGAACTGCCGAGCCACTAGCGCCAGCGTTGCCGTTCAGCGATGTGTAGACCACGCTGCCATTTTTGTCTTTGACCTGGATGCTGTAATCACTGCCCACATAAAACCGTGTTGGCGTTCCATGATAAACAGGATACCCACCAGAGGTGCGAATCGGCTGGGCAGCAGGAATGGTCAGCGCCGCATCAAAGAACGCCGCTATAGGGTTGGTGATGGGGTTCAGGTTGACAACGCCCACGTTGATAAAGCCATCCTCAAGCGGTTGTCCGTCAGTCCCAGCAAATGCTGGATATGGTGGTTCTACTGATAATGCTGACATTTATTCATTCTCCTGTGTAGATTGTCTGCCAGCTTGCATGGATTGCACAAGCCACCTCTCGCGCCAACTCATCTCGCGTGGCATTTTGGCAGCCTCAGCGAAGCGCTGAAATGCGGCTGATCGTGCCACAGCTCGCACTGTAGCTTGGCTCGGTGTTTTGTTTGCGCCATCGATGGCCAGACGCTGAAACTCAGGCGAGGCAATCAGCTCGTCGGCTGCTTTGATCACCTGCGGCTTGACGCCCTTGCTCAGGGCTGCTGTCAGGCCGGAGGCAATGCCAGCGCCTGGCAGGCCCACGGCAGTCGTGGCTGCCTCAATGGGCAGGCCAATGGCTGCACGCTTGGCC